AGACAAACAAATGATAGAGGTAGGAGCAATACTTAAGACAGAAACAGCATACGATAAAGACATAAACTTTATTCGTGATGGTGTTGAGTACAGAGTTATTCTTCATTGGGATAGCCACGATGGATACGAAGCAACATGGCTAGATAGTGAGGCACGCTTTGTATCCTCACCTGATTGGGCTGATGATGATAACAACAGGTTGTATCAAACGCTGGACTTTGCTAAGGCACACACCAAGGTGGAAGTAAAGGAGCAGTACTGATGGCTACCTTTATGATTCAATGCTTAGGTTGTGGCGCAGTAGTTAAGAACCCACGAACCATGCACTACATGTATGAGAAATGTGATGTGTGTCTTAAGTCACAACTTGAACAAGAAGAACGAGCAATAGATACATACCTACATGACCGAGCAGAGAAGGAACTAGAAGCCAATGCCTAACTTCACCCGACTAATACACCCTCATGCCCGACTATGGATTGTAACGACCATAGTATTCGGATTGTTATTCGTTCTTAAGACACCAGTTCAGGAGGTAATCATGCCACCACATGGCAGGTTAGTTGCTTACTATCAGAACGATTACCAACGCTATGCCATAGACAAATTGGCAGAGCAAAATAACCTTGAACAGTACCCATGTCTTTATGAATTGTGGACAAAGGAATCTAACTGGCGACCGAAGGCTGTCAATAAATCAAGTGGTGCCTCAGGTATAGCACAGTTACAACTTAAGACATGGAAAATTCTAAAAATAAAACCAACCCCTAATGGTTACCACCAAGTAGATGCTGGCTTGCTTTACATAGATAGACACTATGGAAAAACAGGCGGAGTATGCAGAGCATACGCTCATTGGTTAGCCAAGGGTTGGTATTAAGACATGGAAATTAAATACCACAAGTTACTTAGAAAGACCACCAATCCACGCAACAATCGTAAGCGTGGGCTAATACAATATGTCTTAAGATATGACCCAAGTTTGTTTAAGGGTGCAGTATGTGAAGGCGTAGATACCGAGGTGTTCTATCCAGCCAAAGAACTATTCAGCGCCGATGAGGAGCGCATGTTCACCCGCATGTGCACCGATTGCCCAGCCATGGAAGCATGTCTTGAGTGGGGCATAGCATCAGAAAGATGGGGAGTGTGGGGCGGTACGACACCACCCATGCGAGCCAAGATTCGTAAGGAGTTGGGTATAGAAGTTGCAGACCCAACGCATGCAGGTTTATAGTACGACTGTTCATCAGCCCATGTGTAGGGGAAGCGCATAGGGTTGATGAACATAAAAAAACCCATCAGATACTCTCCTGTCTCTGGTGGGTTTCTTTATGTATTAAAACAGTTTACTTATCTAAGTCCAACTCTTTAGCCAACATGAATACTTCATCACTTAAGTCATCAAGTGTTCCATCGTTATAGATAACATGATTAAACATGTAGTTATCCATCGCATGCTCAGATGCATGACCATTAACTGCGGGATGATTGTGTCTGTTGATACGCCACATGGTACCGCCTAACGCTTTGATTGCATCAGCCTCATTAGGATAACGAACATCACTAATAACAATGCGTTCAGTACCAACTAAATCTTTGAGTGCTGTCTTAATCCAGAAGTTATCGCCAAACATTTTGCGACCTACCTCAGTACCAAACACCTGCATCAGACGGCGTACCTCAGGGTTGTGCTTTGCTGTATCCCAACCATACTCATCTACTAATTCAGCAACGCGATTGGATGCAGAGACCCAAGGGTTGAGGCGATAGATACCAGTACGAATAGGGTCAGCAAATGCACGCCGTTCGTATTCGTAATTAAGACACAACAAGTTAGCCGTTGCATCTTTACCTGACTGTGCGTATCCGCTAAGACCGATAATCATTTAATACCCCTCGCTATTTCTGCTGCATCTTCGCAACCAATTTTACTTTCAATCTCCTGAGCAATCTGCTCGCGCAGTTCTTTCATCTGTATTGCTATTGTCTTTTCCATTACTGTTCCTTGTTTTGTTTCTTGTATCGGCGGTTGTTCCATTGAGGTTGCTCACCACCGACACGCTCTTGCAACTTAGTAAGTGCACGAGAGACACGCTTACGCATAGCCTCATCGCTAATGGAATACTCAAGAGCAAGGGCATCTATGTCCGTGCCACCCTCTGCAAATCTGCGCTTCAATAAAATTCTATCTTGCTCTGGTACTTTCTTAAGACCGAAAGACACATCACTTAGCATAGCCTCACGATTGAATCCTTCGCTAGGTTTACTGCTCTTACTAATGAACTCACCATCGCGGTGCACAGTAGACTCAACCCAGTTGGTGTACTCCCATACATCTTTCAATAACTCTTGAAGAATCTCATGTGTATAGTAGAAAGAATCCGATGGCGTAGACTTAGTGCGATGCGCTCTCTCTTTAGCGGCAAACTTCTGTGACTCGTTATTAAATGTGCGCTTGAGTTTAAAGATAAGAGAATCCTGTGACTCCCACTCCTCAATCTTATGCCAATGTTCTACTGCCCAAAGGTTAAGGTGTTGGTATACATCATCTGCTGTAACAAGATTGTTATGGATACGAACACAACGAGATGCACTCAGGCGAGCACACTTGTATACAGTTTCCCATAGTAATTCTTTTTCTGTCATGGTTCCTCATTTACAATTTGGGGAACCCAGTATTGTGGATAATCTGATGCATGCACGAACACAACTAAGTCTCGCTCTTGTGTATCCCAACGGGTATGAAAGACTGGCATGAGACTACCAAGTTCACGCGCTGGAATAATTAACAAGCCATCAGAGAAACGAAAGCAGATGCGATGAAAGCAATCAATACCGTCTGTGTATGGTGGCGCTATTAACATTTGTTGTAGTTTATTAAAAGGAAAAATGGCTGGCTTAGAACTATCTGACTTAAGCCACTTTAATTCAAGGTCACCAATGTAGTTCTCTCGCCCATGGTCATGCAGTTTAGTAATGTGAAAATCAGTAAAGTAAAAGCGTGGGGTATCATAAAACTTCCAAGGATAAATCTCTGATAGTTTATTAGCCATCACCTGTTCTCGTATACCATCACCGTGAACTTGGCGGATTGGTTCCACTTATACCCCTACTCGTCTGCGTAATCCTTCTGCACCCTCTTGTAAGTATACATCATTTACATCTTGACCTTCGGGCATGAACACAGGAAACACATTGTCTAGTTCACGACTTAGATTTTTTGCCATCTCACGACCAGCATTATCACCATCACATAGCAAGATAACTTTATCCCAGTCAGCAAGGACACGAGAGTAAAAAGGTTTCCAGTTGTTAGCCCCTGGCAATCCAACTGCGGTGAACCCTGCTTGTGTAGCAACAACAGTATCTAATTCACCTTCACATACAACCAGCGCATCGTCATCTCTGTTGAGTGCGTTGATGTTATAGATGTGAGTGGATGCACCTGGTCGTGAAAGATACTTCGGTCCTGCTGTATCTATACCAAGTGAGCGAAAGCGTATGTCAATAGAACCAGCAGGAGTAAGATAAGGGATACTAAGTTTGCCGACATACGGTTCATGTCCTACCTCAGGATTTCCCACGAAGCCGAGGCGAAAGGTACGCGCTGTCTCCTCTGTTATACCGCGACTCTGCAGATACGGAAGAATCTCCATTATGTTTTGTGCGTAGTTCTCCGTTGCTTTCGCCAGTAATTCTCTCTGCGATTTGCTTAGCCTCATTGAAAGTAACTCCTTCTTTCTTCATAATAATTGAGTAGACATCGCCTGCCATGTCGCAACCAAAGCAACGGAACCCACCGTTTTCTGTATTAAGACGAGCAGACTTTACTCTGTCGCCATGAAAGGCGCACCGTACTGTTATCCAGCCACGCTTACCTTGTGGTATGTCAAAGCCATAGTGTTCAAGCACCTTAGCAAGGTTATGCTTAGAGTTTTGCAAGAGCATCACTAAGCCTTTGCACTACATAAGCCTCCTCAATACCCTTGTTAGATGCTTTGATAATAACCAACGCAGTTGGTGCTATCTTCAACTTCTTAGCGATGCGATAGTTCTCTGCTTCAATCTGTGCCTCACGAATCCAGCCTGATAAATCTATCTTGCCGTCACGCCGTGGTGCCTTAGCCTCAATCACATACGAATCATTTACTGTCTTAAGAAAGACATCGCCTATGTCATTGCGACCAGCACGAGGTAAGCGTTGAGCATCATGGTCACCTTCAACAAACCAATCAGCCAAGTCAATCTCAAAGGCTGCTCCCCTACGCTTGTTACTCTTTTGTTGTGTCACCATTTGTCTGCCTTTCTGCTACTGCTGCTGCTTGCCAATACAATGCATAGAAATTCTCATCATAAGAAAAGCGTTTCATGTGTTTAACAATGGCACCTGTGTGTGCATACACATCAACGCCCGCCTTCTTTAGGTTGCGAAAGAACACAATGTCCTCGCCAACAAACTTCTCTCCCAGTCCTTCTTTCTCAGCAAAGACTGAGTAGTCAGGTGAGATAGCACGCAACTTAGGAACAACGCTACGGTGCATGAGAGTGAGACCTAAGCCAGCGCAATCAACCTTTACTATTTCATCCTTAGGTAAAGGATGGAGGTATTTAATTTCATACTCACTCACCTCGGTAAACAAAGCAGGCATAGGTTGCATGAGTGATGACTCCATCTGCTTAGAGATGAAGTAAGTACCACATACAACTGGCTTAGTATTCTTATCGGCTATCTTCCATAGCATGCCAAGAACTTCTGTCGTAAGTACGATGTCTGAGTCAACCCATAACAACCAGTCTGTCTTTACCTTGTCATACCACATGTCAAGCAGGGCTTGGCGTTGTCTGCCAATCTGATTGCCTTGCACACGAAGGGCATTGTTAACTGCCATCTTATGTGTAGGTGCAGTTACCGTAGTGTACATAAGACCTTCGGCAAACTTGCCATCCACCATACCGTTGTCACACCAACCGATAGATAATGTTTCTTGATTACTGTTCGCCATCCATGTTCTCCGTTTCATCTATCGCTTGTAATGCTCCCTCGCCCATCTCTTTGAACGAGGCAGAAAGGTTAATCAACTGCTCTGCTATTGCACTGTTGCAATCAGGTCCATGGTCCTCTTGCAAATGCTTAGCCAACTGCTCAATATAATCCGCATACTGCATTGCTTCTAACCAAATAGTATTTGGGTCAAAGATTTGTTTGCTTGCTTCTTCAACCTGCTCTATTACATTGGGTAGTTCGCTAAGCAGGGCTTCCTGAATCTCCATCGGCACTTGCATCTTGGTCATTGCTTTCCGTAGTTCCTGTTCCGAAGGTAACAATTCCGCCGTCTTGGTAGGCTTGCCATTGTTCTTCCGTAAGGTCTTGGAACCTACCAGTTTCTTTATTCTGCCAAACAAGTGCTCTCCATCCGACTGTATATGTAAGTGTTCTTGGCACTGTCATTAGTTGTGCCTTGATGTCAGTCAACAATGGGGCTATTGGTACTGCAATCTCATCTTTAACTTTATCTGGTGGGATTTCTCCCTCGTTCTGTGCAATGGTTAGTTCCCAAGGACTACCCACTGGTGTAACAATCATCTCGCCCATCTTATCTCCTTAAGGTTGTCCAACATCTAGTACCTGCATACTTGCAGGGTCGTATGAAAGCCATACTGGTGTGCCACCTGTGGCATCGGCGGGTCCGTAACGATTCTTAACTGCACATACACCCATCGTTGATACTTGATTGTGTACTGTGAGAATAAGAGATGGAGTTTGTGCAACCTTTCCATGAAGTGCTTTCTGTGGTGGACATGGATTACCTAGCACGCCTTCGCTGGTGTGGTGACACACAACTACTGCTGCTCCAGTTTCCCTAGCCCACCATTTAAGTTCCTTCATAAGGGTACGCAATCCACCCCACTCGTCTTGAGAATCCATCGTTACATCTACTGCGTT